TTGATGCGCTGGAAGAACGGCACGTACGTCGTCTTCTTGCGGGTGTGCTTGAGCATCAGCGGCTGGTACTGCAGGGCCAGCGCCACGCCCGACGTGTTGCTGATGGGTTGCAGCGTGCCAAGTGCGGTAGCCGGAACACCGGTCATTTCGTGCATCGCCTGCTTGAGCAACTCCATGTAGCCCAGCGGGCCCGTGAAGTTCGTCTCCAGTTCGAGGTTCGTGACCTTGGCCTTGTCGCTGCCGATCGCCCAAATCTTGCGAGGACCCTTCTCCAGGTTGCTCGCCTTGGCCCCCGTGATGACGGTGACTGGGGCAACGTGGTAGTTGATGATGTCGCTGATCTCGGTGGCCTTCTCGTTGTACTCCCGGTTCAGGGGGATGATCTCTCCGATGTCGGAGAGCCCCCACGGGGACGACGAGACTTGATAGTTCGGGCAGAAGGCGACCGGGATCTCACCCAACTGGTTGGGCCGCTGGTCGATCAACTCGTCGTTGATGTACTCCTCGATCATGTCCTCGGTGAGGAGTTCGACGTACGTCATCACCTGACGTGTGCCGTCGATCGCGGTGCCCCAGAACTTGTACTTGAGCTTGAACCGGATCATGCGTGTCCGGTCGTGCGGGTGCCACTCGGGGAAGCAGAAGGCAGGGTTCAGCGGCAGGATGCGGATCCGGCCCTCGTGCGGGAGCCCGGCGGTGTCCATGTAGGGGGGCTCGTAGGCCACCTTGGCGAACACGTCGCCGCTGACCGAGCCCTGCTGGCCGATCTCGTTGAGGATGGCGAACTTGTTGTTGTGGACCTCCCACACCTCCTTGAGGAGGTAGGGGGTGATCGCCTTGGTGGCCTCAGGGCTGGTGAAGCTGATGCCGTGGCCGAACGAGAAGTTGACGAGGAAGTCGCTGAACGCCCGCACCCAGTTGAACACCAACTGCGGCTCACCGATCTCACGGCGGTACGCCCAGTGGTGGCCGAGGAACCAGGCCCAGTTGTTGGCGTAGCGGTTCAGCCGAGGCCCGTGGACCTCGAACTCCTCGTCGGCAAGCTCCACGAGGCCGAGCGGGCTGATGGCGATCGTGAGGTCGCTCGCTGCCGCCCGGAAGCTCGGAGGATAGAACGCTATGCCCATTACGTCTCAGCCTTCCCGCCGAGCATGACCGTTGCGGCCTTCTCGACCTTCTCCTGGTTGATGACGTGCTGACGCAAGTTGAGCCCCTGACTCTTGCCCTCGTCGGAGTCGGGGTGGGCGAACTCCTCGGTGTGAGCGACCACCCGGCTCCACGGGATTGGGGCGCGAGTGCGAGCGTAGCCATCAAGTGGCGTCGAGAACCAGGAGTCGCCCTCGTGCGCTTCCATCTTGACGATGCGTCCGGTGCCCGTACGTGGCAGGTACACGTGAGCGCTGGCGGGGTCGGTAGCGGCGTTGGTGCCCTCCCAGCCCTCCTGGATCACACCTCGTTCATCGGACTGGATGTGCCCACGGGCCTTGGCCTCCTGGAACTCGCCCTCGCTCATGCCTCGGTAGAGGTGCTGCACACGCCCGCCCTCGGTTGCCAGCGGCTGCTCCTTGGAGCCCTTCTGGTCAACTTTGAGCGAGGGATGGCCGAGCCAGTCCGTCTCACCCAGTTGCTTGATGCGCCGCTGACGGTCGGCCATGGCGAAGGCGCCCTCGACAGCACTGGCGTCACTGCGGCGATCAAGCCAGGCGTGCCCGGTGTCGGACGCCTGCACGGAAGAAGGGGCTCGCTCGACGCCGGGAGCCTCACGGATGCGCTGTGGGGGCGTGGGCATCAGATCTTCGGCTTCTTGTACGCCGACTTGGCGCTCATGTACCGGTGGTACAGGTTCTTGATGGGCGACCGGGTGTACAGCGCTGGGAACTGCGAGTTGCTGAGTGGCGGGAAGGGGTCGTCAACGTCCCGGTGCTGATGTGCCGTGGACCATAGTTCGATATGGTGCCGCGTCGGTTGGCGTCGAGGCTTGACCTCCCCCCGGTACTCGTTCACGAGCCCAGTCCCTGGGCTTCGCCCACACTGCGAACGTGGACGACCGGCATGTACTGGTCGGGGTTGAGGTGCCTCATCACGGCGATGCGGTGATGACCCCCGGCCACGAAGTCCGGGCGACCAGTGTCTTCGTGGCCGAGGGCGACCGGTGTCTTGACGCCCTCATCAGCGATCGAGGAGAACGTCGTCGTGCCGCCACCTCGCTTGGGCGCCCGGGACTCGGCGTACTTGCGGGCGTACATCTGCTCGTCCGTCTCGGGCTTGGCCCACTCGCCCTTGAGGTCGACGTTGGTCGGCCGTTGCGGGTGGTAGTTGCCACGCCGGTCGGCCACGAAGTTGTTGATCACTCCGTCAGTACGGGCGTCACGGCCGGTCCACTCGCCACCACGGGGGTCGGTGCCAGCGTTGAGCCGTACGCCACGAGCCACGCCGACGCTGATGTTGGTGCCGTGGAACATCCGATCTGGCATGTTCGGCTCGTACTGCGACGTGATCTCGTTGGCCGTCATGAACATCGGCAGTTGCTGGCCGGGCCCACCCTTGATGCCCGCCATCGCATCAGCGTGGGAGGAGGTGCGGGGCTTCGGGGGGCCGTGCACAGGTGGTTCGGCGGGCCCAAGCACCGGCCCGCCGACCACCTTCTCGGGAACGGGCGTGTGCCGCCCCATGCCCCCAAAGAGGTCTGGATGGAGCACTTCCGAGCCGCTCATAGTATGATACCAACTATGCCGAAGACGACGATCTCACTCGACATCGAGGCAGCCCGGATGCTGTACGACTTGCTCCAGTCCTTGAACAACTTCACGGACACCGCCCGGAAGAGCACGGACCTGCGAGAGGCTGCATACCTGCTGCCGATCGTGGAAGATGCGTTCCTGAGCACCGGCCTGGGCGACCCTGAGCAGTACGAGTTGAAGATCGCCCCGCCGCTGCGCTTCGACTACGAGACGGACGAGCAGTACGCAGAGCGCATTGCATCGCTACCCCAGCCCTAGCTTCTCGATCTGACCCTTGCGGAAGGCGTCGCGGCGCTTGCCGTAGCCCTCGGTGTCCTGCAAGCTCGGTGCCCCTGACGGATCGAAGTAGCGCTGCCCGACCCTCGACGGGCCCTGCTTGCCGCCAGAGCGACCACCGGACGTGCGCTCCAGCAGCTTGGTGTGCTCCCACGACACGGCCTGCGCCCCGATGTTGGGGAGGCCCAGCGCGTCGCCCGCTGCTGTGATGGCGTTGGCCGAATTGAGGTAGCGCTTCGGCATGCTCTTGGCACCCGTCGAGCCACCGATGCCACGACCCGAGTAGTTCCACGGACGCATCGTGTTGGTCAGCGTGTCGAAGGCACGACCGTCGATCGTGACGTAGTTGGTGTCCGACGGGTCTGCGATGTTGTGCATGAAGCTGTGGGTCTTGGGGGCAGAGCCCGCCGGGATGACCGACTCGGGGTGCTCCCCAGCGACGATGCGGCCAGCGCGCTGGAGGTTCTCCAGTGGCGACTTGGAGATGGCCTTGCCAGAGGTGAGGTGGCTGACCTGCTCGGGCTTGCTGGCAGCGTGGATCTCGTTCCAGTGCGCCGACTTGAGCGCCAGCACCTCCGTCACGGCCTGGGTGTTGGCCGTCTCCCAGTCCGACGACGGGCTCATGGCTGCGAAGAGGCCAGCCCCGGCCAGCGTGCGATCGCCCGATGCGTGCGCCGACAGGGCACCACGCTTGCGGGTGGCCTGGCCCACGAGATCGTTGGCCCGTGGGTACCACTCCAGGCCCGACTTGACGATGTGCTCGGGAGCCGTCCGCAGCGAGTGGGCGAAGTTCTGCACGGCGATGGCGTGCTCCATCGGATCCACGCCACCCGGGAAGTTCTTGCCGGTGGACAGGTCTTTGATGCCGAGGGGCGCCGGACCGAAGTCCATGCCGATCTTGGGCACGCCCCGATCGGTGAGCTTGGGCTTGTCGGTCGTGCCCTGCATGATCTGGTAGGGCCGAGGGCCACCCTCGGGCAGCCCAAGCTGCGGGTAGTCGAAGTTGCCGCTACCGCGCTTGGTGATCCGCCGCTCAGCCATGACGACTCCTCTGGTTGCGGAAGCCACGGCTGATGTTGAGCGCACGGCCGTGCTCCAGGTGCGGGGACAGGAAGCGGGTCGGGCGCAGGTGCGTCGGAAGCTCGAACGCCGCCTTGAAACGCTGGTGCACGGCCTCGATGGCGTCAGGCGTGTCGTTCAACATCTCGTAGCCCGTCAGGGTGGTGTCGGTGGGCTTGATGAGGTAGCTGCCGATGTTCGACGGTGGGCGCCCTGGCGACGTCCGGTTGGAGGTGGTGGACGAGGGGGAGACGGGCGTGGTCTTGCCCACCGGGCTCTTGGACTGCATGGCCCCGAGCAGGTTGGGTTGGAAGACAGCGCCACCACCTCCCGTGGTGCCTCCACCGAGCGTTCGGCGCGCACCAGGGACGCCCACCGTCATGAACGGCTTCTTCTTGGGCTTCGCTGCGGCCTTGA